TGCTCAATACGCTGCAGCGCAGACAGCTCAGAAAGCGTGACAGACACACCGTTATATTCAAATTGTTCTGTTTTCAGAAACATGCTTTATCTCCCCTCTCAGCCTGCAGCGCCATCCGTGACGGTGATCTCCGCCACCGCCGCAAACTCACCATTGCCAGTGACAACAGGGATCTGCGCTTTACCGGCCGCAACACCTTTCACCGTGATCGTGTTCCCTTTCACGGTAATGGTCGCAAAATTCTGATTCGCCGACGTGGCGCGGAAGGTTTTATCCGTCGCCCCTTCCGGCTGAACAGCCACGGTCAAGGTGATATTCTGACCTTTTGCCACATTGCCCGTTGGTGGCGTCACGGTAATACCGGTGACCGGTGTGATGTCCCCCTGATCTTCCGCCAGCGACGGACGACCGATATTGGTGATTTTTACCGTACGGGTGATCACCTCTTTGGCGGTCACCGCTTTACCAATGGCGCTCACCCAGCCACGAAACACATCCACCGTGCCATTCGGGAAACGGATTTTGTAGGCCCGGCTCTCACTGCTGTCAAACCAGGCAATCAAATCGCGCTGCCCTTTCTCGCCCGGCTTCCAGGCCAGCGTAAAACTGGTGTCACCGGCAGATTTCTGCCCCTGCCCGGTGGATACCCAGTCAGCATCCTCATCATCCAGATAGTTATCATCGTAGGATTCTGCCGTCATCTCGCCGGGGGTCAGATCTTTTATTTTTGCCAGGCGCGTCCACTCATCGTCTGACAACGGGTTTGCATAAGCATCACCCTTGCCGGTGTAAACCCACAGTGTGGTACCGGCACCTTTTACCGGCTCCAGGGGATTTGGTGTTGCCATATCGTCCTCACATCTCGTATGTAATGGAATAAGTCAGATCTGCAGAACTCCACAATGCCATATCGTCATCACGACGATACTCATAGCCCTGCGTAACCATCGCGGTAATCATGCCCGCCAGTGCCGGGATCGCAGTTATCGCCGGGTAAATCCGGCTTTCCATCCACAGATCAAGCTCTGAATCCGGTACCTGTGCCGGTAAAAACACCTCAATATGCAGTGTGGCCCGCCAGGTATCTGCATCCAGCTCTTCACCGGTATACTCTGCATCCGTCAGATAAACCGCGATCGCGGGAAAATCCTCTTCGTCAAAAACAACGGGGCGACCATCAAACAGCGTCGCCCCGTGTTCATGCTGCTCGAGTGCATCCAGCACTGCGGCACGAATATCAGTATGTTTCATCGTTTTATCGCAATCCTCAGTTGTTGTTTCAGCGCATATGCCAGTTCTTTGGGCAGGCGTTCTCGACGGATACGGTCAACGTTTTCATCAAACGCCTGTTTCAGTGGGGCCGCCATCGGGATTTTCACCACCTGAATGGGAAGGCGATTACGCTTTTTCCTGCCCTTGTCATCATTGCCCTCCTCATATCTGGCCTGGGGAAGACGTTGCATAACATGCCAGCGCCCATTATTTAATCGCTGGATAAATGCCCGCTGATAACGATGCTGACCGGCTTTGAGTATGCTGTCCGGACGACGCCCCAGCATTCTGATCCCCAGCTTAATCACAGGGAGATCACCGCGGTTAACGATAATTTTTGCATTCGGATTTCTGACCGTGGCCCGTTTCAGTCTGGACCGTTCCTTAACCAGTTTCCGGCGTACCTTTGTCTCACGGGCAACCTGTGATGAAGACTGATTAATCGCCGTTGTGGCCACGCGGTTAATCGTCATTGCTGAAGCCGCCGGAATGGCGTTTTTACGAACCCGGCTCAGATTGTCAATCGCCTGATCAAGCCCTTTTATCGCCATAATTTCACCCTGCGTTTATCGTCGCCGGTTAACAGCGGGTGGTTGCCCACGGTTGAGCCAGAGATAACAGCTGCCCCCGTCATCCGGAGAAACACGATCCACCCAGAACATCCCGCCGTTAATGGTCAGCGTGTCACCACGCCGCACGGCACGGACCGTATCCGTCCGCACAAATAATGACGGGCTGCTTCCTTCAATACGGACCCCGCCACCGGCAAAACCCAGCGACTCCGGATCGTCAAAAACCCCCAGAACTTCACCGCCACGCTGTGCTCCGGAGGTGAACTGCGCACGGATCCCCATCACTTCAACAATCGTGCTGTCCACCCCCGCAAGGGCGGCATCAAAGGCATTCTGAAAATCACGCATACTCAGCCGTTCCGTGCTGTATCATGGCCATTGCCAGTGATGATGGCACCAGAACACGCATCCCCCGGAACGTAAGCTCAACAGGACGGCCTGTCTCCGGGCAATACCCCATCACATGCAGGCACTTGCGCACACGGACGGCTTTAACATCATCCGGAGCATCCGTGTTGTTCAACGGCTCACCATCGTCTGTGTCATTTTGGTCAGACCCGCTCTCATCAGAGTGCATAATGTCCTCCCGGGAAGCAGCAAGCTCCTCTTCCCACTCAGACACACGCTGAGCAATATCCGCAGCACTCCCCGACATATCCGCCTCGCGCCCCAGCAGACCAGCCAGTTGACGAAGACGATTCAGATTTTCTTCTTTTGTTGCCATCTCAGCCCCCTGTGAAAAAAGACACGGGGGCATTTCGCCCCCGCTCCCGGATTATTTCACCTGTACCACCACAAACTCATCCGGATCCGGCAGCACCATCAGCGGTGCAGACTGCGTCATGGTGAATTCACGGGCCGGATCGCCCACGGTCAGCCAGTGTTTCGGGTAACGGGAAGAAGCCACCACACCTTCGGACAACGCCTGTGCATCCTGAATGGCACCGTAACAACGGATCCCCTCTGCTGACGTATTTCCCAGGACCAGCGTGCCCTCTGGCAGATAACGTTTTTCGGTACCGTCCTCTGCCACATAAGACGTTTTCGCCACCACAATAGCCAGATCGCCGTAATACCCTTTGAAAGACACCACCGCTCCCAGGTCTTTCACTGCCGTTTCGAGTTGTGAATTTGAGCCGCGACGGGTATCCAGTTTTTCGCGGAACAGCTTAAAGCCATTCAGCAGACGCCAGACCGTACCGTCCATAATGGCGATATTCACAAGACCGCTGGCCTGATCGCAGTAGAGGTCAATATCATGCGTCGGATCAAACGTATCACGGTCCTGCTCAGACCATTTTTTACCATCAGCCTGCTCAATGTTATTTCCTTCAGAGCGCCCGAAATCCACCTCGACAGTATCAAACTGCTCCCCTTCCATGGTGTATTTGCCATACAGCACGGCATTCACCGCCTGCATTTCTTCCACCTGGACAATGGCATGCTCTTCCTGTTTGAGATTATCGGTGATGATACGCAGACGACGGTAGGCCGGGTCGTTCAGCTGCGCCGGATCTTCACCGGGAAGGCGCTCCACCGCCTGCTGGTAATTAAATTCGTGTTTCGGCTTGACGTAGCCCGGACGTAACACGCGGGTTTCACCACCACGATGACGCAGCACTTTTCCTTCAACAACCGGGGATACATAGGCTGCCACCGGCGTTTTTCCGGTAATTTTGTCCAGCATCACCTCTTCGGTGTGGAAATTCACCGTACGGCGGAAAAACAGTTCCAGAAACAGCGCACGAAATTTCACTTTTTGTTCGGTATAACCGAGTAACTGGCGGGTCGTAAACAATCCCATAAATCAGTTCCTTTCATTCAGAAATCAGTCAGGCCAACGCGGCGGCCTGATAACGTGTTACGGCAGCGCCGCGTGACTCAGGGCTGTGCCGACAAAGGCGTTGGCCTTTTTGTGTTCATCCACACGTTCAGGCCAGTGGATTGCCTCCGTCGCAAAGGTCCCCGACTTGTAATAGGTCAGCACCGTCTCTGTGCCTTCAAGCGGCAGTACCAGTATGCCAGCCGCACTACCGGCTTTCTGTCCGTCCCAGACCACCAGTTTCCCGGTGGACTCATCCAGCATCAGGGGTGTCAGTGCCGGTGTTGCCTGAGAAATCCCGCTGCTGCCTGTGGCGGTATGAGCCGGATCATTACCGGCAAAAATACGTACTTCCGCACGTTGTTCAGTGATGGTTTTCGTCACCATATTGTTAAAACCTCGTATTGATGGTCAGCACTGACTTCATGGCATGGCCAT